AACAAACACCTCTGACCTGTACGGTCTACTAGGTGAGAACGGGTTCTTGTCTAAGGTCGGAATAGACGTAGGGTTCATGCCCACCGACGCGATTGGCGACGTGGCTAGCTTCCTTGGAATGGGTGGTCGTCCTGTGCATGACCCCGGTGGTCTCATTGGCGATAAAGCTCAGGAAGACCTCGATGGTATCGGTTCTGACATGAGCCTGACGCAGGAAGAGAGAGACGCACAGATTATGAATGTAGTGAATGGCTACTACGCTGACACTGCACCCTATGATGAACGCTTCTTTGACGTAACCACTGACCGTGGCAACATTAAACTGGGTGGCATCCACCTAAAGAGCCCGTACGCTTCTGGTGGCTCTACACCTATGCCCGGAGGTGGCGAAGGTGGCGGTGGCGGTGGCACTCCGGGCGAAGGTGGAACTCTTCCGGGTGGTCCCCAAGCCCCTACACTACCACCTAGTGATACCCCTATCTCCGATGAGGTCCTCGGCCCTGCCCCTCCGGACGAAGTAGTAGACATCGTTGACGACGTTGACGATATTCTCGCAGGCGACAATGACCTGAACAACGGAACTGTACCGGGCGATAGCGACCTTCCTGGTAGTGGACAAACTCCTACATTGCCCGGCGGTATCCCTTCCGATGACATCATTGGTGGTGGTGACGACGACATTGTTCCCGGTCTAGACCAGCCAACTGAACTGCCCGGTGGCGGTGGAGGCGGCGGTGGAGGCGGCGGTGGAGAGGTGGAGAAGGAGATGCTGGCCATTGGTAAAGATGAGCCCGAGCTCCTTGACCTCTTTAAGGGAGCTCCGTTCCAAGCACTTGCTCCGAAGCAGAAGATGCAACTCTTTAACTACATTAAGGCGAAACTAGCATGAACTACCTAGACCTTGTAAACGCTGTGTTGGTCCGCCTGCGTGAGAACCCAGTTTCCACAGCAGACTTCCAGTCTACTCCGTACTATCGAATGATTGGTGCCGCTGTTAATGACGCCAAGCATACGGTGGAGCAGGCATGGAAGTGGTCTCAACTGCGCGCGGTGGAGTCGTACCTTATCAACCAAGGTGACGACTCTCTTACCCTGACCAACTCCGCTGACCGTGTATACCAAGTGTTCTCTGTTCTTAACCAAGAAGAGGGTTATTACCTGCGGTGGGTAACAGAGCCATGGTTGAAGGCTCGTAACCGCAACAGCGCCAACGTGCCCGTCGCCCCACAGAAGCCCAACTACTATGGGTTTGGTCTTGATGACCCTAGCACAGGCGACAAGACACTTACTTTGTATGCGCCGTCTAACGCTGTGTATAACTTTGATGTTAGCTTCTGGTGTGAGCAACCCCAACTTGTTAACTGGGACGACAGGCTACTAGTCCCGTCACTACCCGTGTACTCTCTAGCCACTGCGCTTGCAGCTCGTGAGCGCGGTGAGGTAGGCGGTAACCCTACGTCTGAACTCTTTGGTCTGGCTGACAAGAACCTGAGTGACGCTATCGCATACGACAGCTCAAGATTCCCAGAAGAGATGGACTGGTACTCTCCAGAGAACTACGCTAATACTAACGTGAGAAACTACTAATGGCACAGGAACAGCAAAATATTTCCATCGCTGCACCGGGATTCGGAGGACTGAACACTCAGGACTCCCCCGTCAGCATGGACATTGCTTTTGCGTCTAGGGCTGACCACTGCATCATCGACAAAGCTGGTCGTATCTCAAGCCGCGAGGGCATCCAAGTCTATACTGCTAACCCTGAGATTCTGGCTGACGTGGACCCTGCTGGTCTCCCCATTGTTAACATGCAGGAGTTCGTGCAGGAGAATGGTACGTCTTGGTTGTTTGCCGTAGGTAACAATCAGATTTACATTCAAGCCGTAAACGACCTCGTGCCTCTGGACCTCCCCGTGGCCTACGTTATCCTTGCAGACTACTGGCAAATTATCCCGTTCAACGACAAGTGCTTCTTCTTCCAAGAGTCCCAACAGCCCCTCGTGTTCGACCCTGCGGTGTCTACTACAGCACTCCGCATCATCACCGAGGACCCTCTAGGGGCCGTGACAGGTTATCCCAACTGTGGAACAGCAGCCTTCGGGCGTGTGTGGGCCGCTGACTTTGATGCTGACAGTATGATTGTGGCGTGGTCTCAGTTGCTCACAGGTGACCTATGGGCCGGTGGGGACAGTGGTAGTCTAGACCTCAACGAAGTGTGGCCTCTGGGCCAGGATGAGGTAGTGGCGCTTAAGGCACACAACAACTTCCTGATTATCTTTGGAAAGTCATCTATTCTAGTCTACAACGTACCCACAAGTGGCCCCGCTAACATGACCCTGACGGACACTATCAGTGGCCTCGGGTGTGTGGCGCGTGACTCTGTGGTGGGCACTGGCGATGACATCATGTACGTCGATTCCACTGGGGCACGCACTCTCTCTCGTACCATTCAAGAGAAGTCAATGCCGATTGGCGACGTTTCTATTAACGTACGGACGGACATCAAGAGCCTGATTAAGAATGCGGACAAGAAAACCATCAGAGCTGTCTATAGCCCTGAGCACTCGTACTACGCCGTTGCCTTCCAAGAGAACAAACTAACGTACGTGTTCGACACACGTCAGGTACTCGAGAACGGAGCCATGCGTACGACTCGCTGGCCTAACGTCGAAATCTACTGTGCCCACAGAACCCTTGCCGGAGATACCTTCTTCGCAGGGCGCGGTGGTTGCTACCTGTACCAAGGGGCGGATGACCTCATTCCTGACCCCGACAACGCATGGATTCCTCAGACTGTTCCGATTGCAATGAAGTACTACACGAACCCACAAACCTTCGACTCCCCAGCTAAGCTAAAGTTCCCACGTCAGCTAGACGTGACACTGATTGGTCCATCTGACCTACAGCTTTATGTCTACTGGGCCTACGACTACACTGACAACTACAACCAATCGCTGATTAACCTACCCGGTGGTGAACCTTACTTCTACAATGGGACTGTTGGTGTAGATGAGTACGACTTGGCAGAGTACGGTGGGGCTAACACGCTTCTCAGCACACCTCGTATCAACGTATGGGGCAGTGGCCGCAACGTTAAGTTCGGCTTCGAAGGTGACATCACAGGCAACCAGTTGTCTATTCAAGAACTCAACATTCAAGCACTAATGGGACGGATTATCTAATGACTGACTACAACTATCAGAACGGTAAGTTCTCCGACAAGGACTCTCTTCCTCCGGGGGACCCGCAGAAGGTAATCCGTGGTCAAGACTTCGAAGATGAGTTTCCTGATGTCGAGACTGCTGTCAACTCAAAACTCAACAGCGCCAACCCCGTGTTTACCGGGACCCTTAGTGGTCCTATTATCACCATCACGGGGACTATGACCGCTGGACGTATCGAAGGAGGTACATGGTAATGGCTCTACTAGGAGATATTCTCGGCGGTGGCCTCGGTGCCTACGGTTACTCAGAACTTATGGGCGACTTGGATGAACAGCGTGGCGACTTCCAGACAGGTCTAAAGGACCTACAAGCAGGGGCTGACCAACGTACTCAGTTCCAACCATGGTCTCTAACAGGCGGTGGTATCGGTGGGGTCTATGGGAATGCAGACGGTTCTATGCGTCTTGACATGACTCAGCGTCAGAAGAACATTCGTGAACAGATGTCCCATGGTGGTACTGACCTACTAGGTCTGGCCCAACAGGGCGCAATGGACCCACAGGCACGCGAGCAGGAAATCTTCCAGCGCATGCAAGAGGCGTACCTGCCGGAGCAACAACGCCAACAGCAGCAAATGCAACAGCAGATGTATGCACAGGGCAAGGGTGGTATGCGTACCGACATGTACGGTGGTACTCCGGAGCAACTAGCTCTAGCGAAGGCGCAGGCGGAGCAGCAACAGTCTGCACAGGTCCAGTCTATGGGTCTAGCGCAGCAAGAGATTGGTAACCAGTACCAACAGGGCCTCGGGATGCTCAACCAGTCCTACGTGCCTATTAATCAAATCATGCAGAAGGCTCAACTGGGACTACAAGGCAACGAGCAGTACCAGAATGCTCAAATGAATAACGCGAACATGTATACCCAGCTCGGCCTCGGTGGTCT